ACTCAGGAAACAGGGCAAACGCTGATGGCCAAATGGATCGAAGTTAGCGCAGAGAGTGTGCCGAGCCGTTTACGCGACGGCGTGCGCATCGGGAAGGATTTGCGCGTGTTCCGCAGCGGCATGCTGACCGTTTTCGTCGCGACCGAAGAGGGCCTGCTGCACCTGTCGATCTCGCATCCGCTGCGTTATCCCGAATGGAACGAGATCAAATCCGCTCGGTACGATCTGCTGCCGAACAATAAAACTTTCGCGCTGCTGCTTCCACCGATGGAAGAGTATGTGAATCTCCACAAGAATTGCTTTCACCTTCATGAAATCTGAAAGGGAAACGCCGATGAAACGCCCGACGCTTTCGATCGAAGAAGCGACTATGGTGCTCGCGGCCATCGCGCATGATTCCACGCCGGAAGAACAGGACCGTGCGAACGCGCTGGCCAAAGTGGTCTACACCGAACACTTCATGGACAAAGCGCCTGTGCGCGAGTTCGGCTTGTTCATTTTTTCCCTGCTGTGGGACTTTGCCGAGAATTGCGAACTGCTCGAGGTGAAACCGGAATGAATCGCTTGACGCGCAATCGAACTCAGTGATAACAGTTTGCTCGCAGTAAAACTTCCGCAATCAGGAGGAAGCCAAATGATCAAACAGAAAAATCAGCCTCTCGCTTTGCTCGTGATCTTTGCACTTTCGATGACTCCGCTGACGCTCGGGTTCGTTTCGTTCTACACGCACCCGTATCCTGCAGGCCCGTTCGGCGGCGGCGGCGGTGACGCGAAAATGAGCGGCTACGTGTGCGGCCCGATGTGCGACGGCATTGTCGCTTGGCTGATCGATCGCGGGCTGAATTACGTTGCCGACCATTGGAGTGATCCGAGCGGCTGCGCGACGGGCACGTGCGTCGGCAATGCCTCGATGGGCGGCGTGGGCAGTGCGGGTTCACTTGGCGGCGGCGGGGGAAATACCTTTTGAGCGTAGCGAAACGGCTGATCGAAGCGGTACGCATCGGACGCTGGCGGCAGGCGGTGCACGTTATGCACGACAACGATTGCACCGACGGCGAAGGCGAATGGACGAACCCGATCGGCGTTGCGGGCGAACTGCAGTTCGAACTCGAAAGCGGCTACACAATGAATCGCACGCTCGATCATCGCGGCGATAGCGGCATTGATTTCAATTGTCCAGGCGGAACGGTCGACGTGAAATGCGTGCAGAAAAAGCCGCATCACCTGTTCATTGAAGTCGGCAAAGCGGTCGCAGATTATTTTGTGATGTATCGCTTTTTCAGTTTCACCGACGTGCGTTTCATCGGATGGTGCACACGAGCCGACGCATTGCGAGCTCCGCAGCGCGTCACAAAAAAACTGAATTATGAGCCGAACTTCAGGCCGAGCCGCGCCGACCTGCTCGAACTGCTTCGCACTGTGACGAAGCGTGTTGACGAGCGGCCAGCGTCCGGCTTACTCTTCTGAGCCATCAGGTAGATCAGGCGCTCGCGCCTACAAGGCGCTGCAAGACCATTCGCGCAGAAATGGTTGTATCTCGTGGCAGGAGTAATTTACCTCCACAGAAGCGGCACGGAGAACCTCGTCTACATTGGACAGACGATGCGCTTCGAGGACCGCTGGGACGAACACGTTCTCGCGGCCTTTATCGGAAGCACAACGCCGTTCCATCAAGCGATCCGCCGCCTCGGGCCTTCTGATTTTTCCTGCGAGATACTCGCCGAAGCGAAAACGCGTGAGGAATTGAATCTCCTCGAGAAGCGTTTCATCGCCTACTACGACGCAACCGATCCAGCGAAAGGCTATAACGTCATGGTTGGCGGAACTTCTTCGCGAACATTGCGGCCAGAAGAAGCGATGGCTCCGCAAGGCATGCCGCTCGAGCAGGCATTGCCGCTCTACAATTGCTACGGCGAATTTATCGGGAAAATTCGAGTCCAACACGCACTGCAGATGCATGGCGTTTTTCTTCAGGTCCGCGCTCGAGGGACCGGGCGAAGACGTCACTTTACTTCCGCAAAACTTTACGCGCGCAGAACATGGCGATGGGAACCGAAAACCTCGGACGGTTTCATCGTGATGCAACTCGTGCGTGCATAGGAGAAAAATAAATGGCACCTCCGTTTGTAGTGGCAGCGAATCCGTCCACCTGGAACACGCTCGTCGGCGGGCAGGGCGGCCCGTCATTCGCCACAGGCCCGCAACCGTGCGCCGGATTTCAGGTCAGCGACATCACGCTTTCAAGCGCGCAGATTCTTGCAATTCAGACTGGCGCGATCACGCTGATTCCCGCGCCCGGCGTGACAGGCTGGTTTCTGAATATCGACAAGATCATCATGCGTCTGATCGCGGGCAGCGCGGCTTACACCGACGTGGGCGGCGCGGTTTCGTTCGCGGTCGGCGGCCTTTCGATGGCGCTCGCGTCGAATGCAATCTTCCTCGTGACGACCGCACCGAACCGCAGGCAGCAAGTCGTCGACTTCGCGGCGGCAGCTGCAGGCACAGGCGTCACGGGCACCGCAGCGAATCCGCCGACTGAAGACAACGCAGCGTTCCAGATCAGCAAAGCGACGAATAACTTTGCTGCCGGGAACGGCACGATGCACATCACGACGTACTACACGACCGAAGCGAGCCTCTAATGCCGCCCTTCATGACGCAGCCGCCGCAATTGCAGCCGCGCCGTGGAATCACCGGGGGATTGCCTGCGTATTCCTTCGGCTCGTTTCCCGTCGGCTTGCAGCCTGCGCGCATGGTCGTTACCTCGGTCGCGGTCGCTTCAAACGTGGTGACGCTCGGCGTGAAACTGCTCGAAGGAAACATTCCGACAACCGCAAACTTCGTCACGGTGACGGGCACGGTTGTCGGCGGCTCGACGGTGAACGTCACGAACACTGCGCTGACTGGCGTCACGATCGCGCCAGCGACAGGCGTCGGCACGATCACGTATTCGCTTACGCTCGCGAATCTTTCGACGACGCCCGACGGCGGTCAGGTGTTTGTGCTCGCGCAGGACGTTGGCGAAACAACTGCCGTCGCGAAGGGGCAGCAGTTCGCGCTCGCGCCCGACGGCGGTTACGGCCTTACAGTTGTTTGGGCGTGCACCGCAGCGACGGTCGCACTGCAACTCGAAGGCTCAGTCGACGACGTTGACGCGCAGTACGCGATCATCGGAACGAGTCAAACCACGCTCACAGGCTCGGTGCTTGCGCAGGTGCCGACCGATGTGCGTTTCGTTCGCGTGAATACAACTGCGTTTACGGGCGGCCCCGGCACGCTTTGGGCGAAGATTTATCAGTCGACGAATGCCGGGAACTGATGTTTGTTCAAACTGCTTCCGACAATTTCACGCGGGCGAACGGCGCGATCGGGGGCAATTGGACGGCAAGCGTGGGAGGGGCGGTGATTCTGTCAAACACCGCTGCCGCAGCGGTCCCTTCGTCAGGAGCGGGAAACAGAAACAATCTTTTCTGGTCCGCGCAGTCGTTTCCGAATGATCAGTACGCGGATGGAGTTATCGCAAGCGTAACGACTGGAGCATTCGCCGGGCCTGTGGTACGCGGAAGCGCCGGCGGTGAGCACGGCTATATCTGCCTTGTGCCGCCGACAGGCGTGTCAGGTTCCGTGATCGTTCAGCAGGCGCCGACAAACTTGTCGATTCTCGTTCTTCCGGGCATTACGCCGCAGATCGGCGACGTTTTCAGGATCGCGGCGGTCGGAACACTGATCAGCGTCTATCAGAACGGCGCGTTTCTCGGTTCGATCGTGGATTCGTCGCTCGTTTCCGGCGCGCCTGGAATATTTCTTTTTCCGAACGGCAACGGACAAACTGCTGCGGAATTGTCTTCATGGGCTGGCGGTTATGTTTCAAGCGGCGGCGGCGGCGGTGACATCGGCCCCGGCTTCGATTTCAAATTAAAATTATGACACTTGTTCGTGACAGTTTCGCTCGAGCCGATGGTTCCCTGGGACCAAACTGGGTGAATAAATGGTCCGGCAATTCCGAGGGCGCCGTCGGCCTCGGCGACATGGCCATCATTTCGCAAGGCTATGGCCCGACAAACAATCATTCCGCTGAACGGCTGATGATGTGGAACGGCGGGCAAACCTTCGGAAACGATCAATATTCGCTCGCCGTCGTGAAAACGATTGCTCCAAACATTGCGACGCTTTCGATCACGGCAGTCGCCAATGCAGGCGTGAACTTATGGACGTACACCTATACGGTCACGCAAGGCAGCGTGGCCGCGGTGATCGCAGGCGGCGGTTTGTTTGCGCAGGTCAGCGGCATGGCGAACGCCGGAAATAATATCACCGTCAAGCCGCAGATCATTACCGCCTACGGCGCGGGAACATTCACCGTTTCGAGTACGACGGGAGTTGCCGAAAGCGGATCAAGCGGCATCGGAAACTGCCCGAGTGATTCGACGAGTGGCGTGGCCGTTCGTGCGTCGAATCGAACCTGCTATTACCAGATTCAAGGGCCGAACACGTTTAACGCTCTAGGAAGTTACACGCGTGAAATGTGGAGTCTGATAAACGGTGTCGGCAGTGCAATCGAAGGAACGGGAATCAATAACACGCCGAATCTTATCGGTGACATCGTTTGCATGGTGGCTGTCGGCACGCAGATTAAGGTGCTCGAATTAAGTGCGGGCGTCTGCACAACGCAAGGGCCTACAACCGACGCGAACATTGTTTCGGGAACGCCCGGAGTTTATGACTGGTGTTTTGGCGGCCCGCAGGAATACAACTGGGGTGCATGGGGCAATTCGGGAGTCGTCGGCAGCGATCCGCCGGGAAACGCAGGCACAACGTGGAACAACTGGCAGGCCGGGGATTTTTCTCTGGTCGGAAGTCTGCCGCTCGGCGTCGACAATTTCACGCGAGCAAACGAAAGTCCGCTTAATCCCGCCAACTGGACCGTGCCGAGTGGAACGGGCACAGGAAATTTGCAGGTCGTCAGCAATCTTTGCGTGTGCGGTGCTTCAGTTGTTTCGTTCAACGTTGAAATCTTTACGGGCGGCGGAGCGCCCGCAAGCGCCGATCAGTATGCGCAGATCACCGTGCAGAACGTCGGTTCAGCGATGGGAGTCGTTGTGCGCGCCTCGACAAGTTCCGTCACGTTCTATTATTTTCAGTGGAACAATGCGGGCGTTTTCAATTTGTTCAAAGTCGTCGCCGGAACGGTGACGGGACTCACTAGCCAAGGCGGCATAGCGTTTCCTGTCGCGGGCGATACGATGGGCCTCATGGCGCTCGGGCCTTTGCTCGTCTGTTTGCACAATGGCGTCGTAATCATGTCGTGGCTTGATACTTCGATCGCTGCGGCGAATCAGGGTGCGGGCCTCTGGATTCAAGGCGGCCCGGGTTCAGTCAGCGCGTTCTCGGGCGGCACAATTCCGATCACGCCGAACGTTGCAGGCGGCGGCGGCGATCTCGGTCCAGGCTACGATCTGAAATTCGGTTTTTGAGGAAAACATGTTCGGAAAAGGCGTCGACCCGAAAGTCGGCAAAAGCACGCAGTTCAAAAAAGGCTGCAATCATAATCCGAAGGGCCTGCACGGCGAATCGGAAGATGCGCGCAAGGTTGCCTCGATCCGCAAGGTGCTGTTCGCGCTCGTGCCCGAAAAGGAAATGAAACGCCGCTGGAAGTTTTTCCTCGATAATTCGAACACCGATATAAAGTGGACCGCGTTCAAACTCGCGCTTTATTACATGTACGGACGCCCGCCGAAGCGCCCGATCAATCCCGACGATCAGGCGGAATCGAACATGGGCGAGGCGTTCGACTTTTCGGATTTCCCGACGGGTAACACTCCGATCCAGTGAAGATCAGCGACTGGTACAAACCGCAGCCCGTGCAGCGCCGCTTCCATGAAAGCGAGGCGAAGTACCCGCTGCTCGAGGGCGGGCGCGGCGGCGGCAAGTCGACGGCTTTGATGTGGGAAGCGATCATGGAATGCTTGCGCGTTCCAGGCTCGAACTGTTTGCTGTTGCGGCGCACGCTGACGAGCATGGAAAAGGGCGGCATCGAGGATCTGTTCACGAAGAACGTGCCGAGAAAACTTTACTGGCGATACAACGCCTCGCGGCATATCGTGATGTTCGCGAACGGCAGCAAACTTTTTTTCGGGCACATTTCGAATGACGCGGACCTGCTGCAGTATCAGGGCGCGGAATTTCTTTTTATCGGCTGGGAGGAATTGACGCAGTTCACTTACGGCCAGTGGGAATTTCTGAAAGGCAGTAACCGCTGCCCGATCAAAGTCTACATGCACGGCGGCAAAACGTTTCCGGTCAGGCCGCGCATGGCCGCAGGCACAAACCCGAACGGACGCGGCTCGGGCTGGGTGAAGGCGCTGTGGATCACGCGCAAACCCGTCGGCGACATGGCGCTGAATTACGACGCCGGCGACTACGAAGCGATCCACTCGACTTACGAGGACAATTTCGTTTATGCGAACGACAAGGATTACATTTCAAAACTCCATTCCATCGTCGATCCTGTCCTGCGAGCCGCTTGGATCCCCGGCGACTGGAATATCCTCGCTGGACAGTTTTTTCAAAACTGGGATCCTGCTCGACATGTCAAGCGATACTCGGACTGCATTTTTGAAGACTGGCAGGACCGATGGATCTCGATCGACTGGGGTTTCGAGCACGCGACTGTCGTGCTCTGGTGGACCCGAGTCAGAATAAAAACGGAATTTGATCCCGACGCGAAGAAGAACGTGATTCTCTGTTACCGCCAATTGGTTGCGCGGCAGACGAACGAAGAGATCCTCGCGGAGAAAATCGTCAATGCCAATGCCACTGGGGACAAGTTCGATCGTGTGGGGCGAATTTATCTTTCTCCCGACCGATTCAGTAAAATCGATCAGCACCACAGCATTGCGGACAAGATGGGCGATGTTTTTGTACGATTCGACCTTCCGCGTCCTGAGCGCGCAAACAACCGTCGCGTCGACGGCTGGCGGCTCTGTTACACCCTGCTCGACACTGATGGAGTCGCTGTACTTGACAACTGTCCAGATGTGATCGATTCGATCCCGAAACTCATGCGGGACGAGAAAAACCTCGAGGATGCGGCAAGCGAGGGCAATGAACTTTTTCTCGACGTGTGCGAGTCGTTTCGCTACGGCCTTATGAGTTATGCTTCCGCCGCCGGGGTGCCGAGAGAAGTCGCCATGCAGCGCGAGATCCAGGCGATCAAGGGAAACACGCAGAAGTACATGCGTTATCTCGAGCTTCAGGCGAAGCCGAAATCGAGCGGGATCACGTTTACGGTGAATCGCGGAAGGCGGCTCAGATGACCGATTTCGTTACCGTCGTCGGGATCGTTACGATCTCGCTTGTCATGCTTCTCGTCGCGATCCCTGTTCTCGTCGGTGCCGTGCAATTCTGGATTTATTACATTCGAATCCTGCGAAAGACGCGGAAGGAAGAACGTGAAAAAGCCGCGAGCGAACAAGTACCTAACTTTGCTCGAAAATGATCTGGCGCTCGAACGCAAGCGCGCCGAGCGGCTCGAGAAGGATCTCGAATTCTTTCAAGGCAAGTGCGAACGCCTCGAGCTCGCGCTGGCAAAGAATCCGCAGGGCCTGCTGCAGTACGGGCAGACAACGCCGCTGCCGCCAGCGCCGCCCGCCCCGCCGCAGCAAGGCCCGCGGCGCATGTCGCGAGCCGATATTCTTTCCGCGTGGAACGAGAAGTCGGAAGCCGAGCAGAACGAAATCCTCGAGCGAGGCGAGTGGGATCCCACGAAAGAGGTGAACAATGCAAGGCAGTGAAACGTTTGATGGAAAAATTTCAGGCAACCGGCAATTGGTGGATCGCTACAACGAAGCGAAGGGCAAGAAACCGGGCGCACCGAAAAAGTCGCGTCCGAAACCGGGCGGCGGCTTTTCAGGCGGCGCTCACGAACCGAGCGGGCACGACGAGATCAAGCAAGTAGTCGCCGAGCACGGCCCGGCGCACTCGCATCACATTCATAAAACCCCGGACGGCTATCACAGCACAAGCCATCACGAGTCCGGCCACGTGCACCACGCCGATCACGCAACACTTGGCGAAGCGCACGAGCACGGCGCGCACGCGTTCGACGATACAACGCACCTCGGCGATATGGGCAAAGACGACGAGCAGGTCGCGGGCGAGCATGCGCGCATGGAAGAAGGCGGCTCGGGTTCGAGTTACGGCGGAACGAAAAGCGTCGGGTTCATGAGTTGAGTGAACAAAAAGATTCGAAAGCCGCGGTACTCTACTTCAAACCGAGCTCGATCAACCGTGCGAGCGGTGCGCGATGCGGTGCCTGCTGGAAGTTTATTCGCGATCCCGGCGAGTGTTTGGAAGTTATTGGAAACATCGCCGCTCGCGGTGTCTGTGGACTGTACGTCAACGGCGTTCCGCATTCGACTCGATTGGACCATCTCTGGCGGATCACTAAAATCAGTAAAGAGGAATCTGGATATACCGACGAAGGCGACTCGCACTGCGTAGGCTGCGAGCACATGGCGAACCCGGGAAACGCGACGAGTCCGTGCGAAAAAGTCGAGGGCCTCGTCGAGCAACGGGGGTGCTGTAATGAATACGAAGCTCGATGAGATGTTTCAAAATGGCGCGAATGGCGCGAGGAATACCTCGGCACAGTGGTACGACAACTCGCGTTCGAAAGCAGGATTCGCAAAATGAGCACAGGTGAAAACGACAGTCCATTCGAGATCGAAACCGATGACGAGCGCGATCGCCGCATCGGGCGAATGATTCGCGAGAACGTGGGTAAACGAATGAGTGAAGACAACATCAACGCGAACGGCGCGGTACTTTCCGCCGACATGACACGCAAGGGATTTCACCGCTTCCCGCAAAGCGATCGCATTCGCATTTCGAAGACGCTTTACGATCAGATCGCGAGAGTGCCGTGGCTTTCCGGGCCGCTCGTCGTTTACGTCGACGCGAACGTTCCCGTCACCGAGGTGTGGTATCAGGACAGCACAAACAATCTTTTGGGCCGCATCGTGAATCTTGGCGCGCCCATCGCCCCGCCTGTCGCGCACGTCACGCAGAATGACGCGCTCGATTTCAAGGACGACGAAGGAAATCAGCCGAAGGTGAAGAAACAAAAGGATCGCCGCGAAAAGGACGCCTTACTGTAATGCCTGCCCGCGAAATCATGAATCTGTATCACCAGCGAAAATTGCATTCCGGGCCCGGCGGGCCGATCGTCAAAAAGAAATCACAGGCTACGGCGATTCAGATCGCGATGGCGCGCCGCGAAGGTCACGACATTCCCGAAGTGAAAGGTTCGATGCAGGACGGCGGGCTCGTGCCTGAAACCGGAGCATACAAACTGCATGAAGGCGAGCGTGTCGTGCCCGTGGCGAACCGCACGGAAGCGACGGATCTGTTCGCGAGTCGGCCCGAAGAACGTCCGCGAAAGGAACCGCCTGGACGCGTGCCCGGTTATCGCGCCGGGAAAATGCCTACAGGAATGGGCGGCGCGTTCGAGAGGAGATGAGCGAATGGCCGAGGAAAAATGGATGCAGCACGTTTCGAAAGGCATCGAGCACCGCGGCACGAAAGGCGTCTTCCGCGAAGCGGCACACCGCGCCGGAATGAGTACACACGCTTACGCCGAAAAGAAAAAGCATTCTGCGGGTAAAACTGGCCAGCGTGCACGCCTCGCGCTGGCGTTTATGGGCGCAAAGCATGGCGGATGAAGAACAATTGGAAGGCGCGGGCCACGAAGAAGGAATCGAGGAAGAAGTCGAAGAGTTTCTGCCGGGCGAACTTTGCGCCGTCGACGGTGTTACCGAAGAAGATAAAGTCGATCTCGAGGAAGAAGACGATTCGGGCCTCACGCAGGAAGAAAAAGAAGGCGTGCTCGCCGAACTCTGCAACGCCGCAACGCAGCGCGATCTCACTTCCTATCGCCTTGAAGTCCGCGACGCTTGGAAAGCGCGGTATTTCTGGCGTGGTAATCAGTTCCTCTTGCCTGGAAGAAATGGTGCGTGGGTTCTTCCGCAATTGATTCTCGTCGGCGGCCAATCTTACGACGACCACAATTCGGAAACGAATATTTATCTGGCGTTCGGCGACACGATCATCGCCTCGCTGACCGCAGGCACGCCGAGCGTCCGGTTCGAGCCGGACGACCCGACGAATCCCGCCGACGTCAGCGCCGCCGAGAATTCCGAGGGAGCTCGGCGGCTGATTGAACGTGCGAATAACATGATCGTCGCGCAAGAGGATCTTTGCCGTTTTCTGTGGACGGATTCGCGCTGCATCACGCTTACGAAGTACGTGCTCGACGCCCAGCGGTTCGGCTATGAGCAGCGCAGCGAACTCGAGGATGAGCTCGGCTATCTGCCAGAAGAAGGCGAAAAGGTCGGCGAAGAATCCGGCGAGGAAGAAATCACCATCGGACGCGGCACGCCTCGCGGTCAGGAAATCGTTGAAAACTTCGGCGCACTCGAGTCGAAGATTCCCATGCAGGCGAGTTCGATCGACGAATGCGATTACGTGCAGATCGCGAAAGAACGCGACATCACGCGCATGAAAACGAAGTACCCGAAGAAGGCGAAGGATCTGCAGCCCATGCAGACGCCGACCGCGAACACCGAATATATGCGGCTGGCGCGTACTTCGATCATGACCGGAATGCGTCCGTCGAACATGACGAACGACGCGATGACGTACAACTGCACCGAGCAATGGATGTGGTTCCGTCCGAGTTTTTATCCCGAGTGTAAGGACGAAACGAAACGCGAATGGCTGTACGACACGTTTCCGACGGGCTGCTACGTTGCAATGGTCGGCAAAACAGTCGTCGAAGCGCGCCGCGAGCAGATCGACGATCACATCACGCTGACGCACTGCCGCCCCGGCGACGGTTCGCATCGGCCGGCGCTCGGTTCGCCGCTGATCCCGATTCAGGAAAAACTGAACGACTGCATGGACTACATGCACGACGCCTACATGCACCTCGTGCCGCTCAAATGGGTTGACTCGGAAGCGGTCGATAAAGAGGCGCTCGAGGAACTGCAGACAAAGCCGAATCAGTATGTCGTCATGAAGCGGCGGCCAGATAAGGACATGGCATCGAACATTTTCGTCGAGCCGCAGATCCAAATTGCCGAGGGCCTCATGCTGTATATTCAGCAACTCTTCGGCGAGATCCCGCAATTTCTCTGCGGCGCGTTTCCGGCGTTGTTTGGCGGTGATACAGGGGCGAACGATACGGCCAAGGGCATCGCGGGCCAGCGCGATCAGGCTCTTGGCCGTGTCGGGCTGACGTGGCGAAACCTGAAAGCGAGTTATGCGCGGATCGTGCGGCAGGCCGTCGCCGCCGCCGCGAAATTCCGCAATTCGCCGATGTCCGGCGAAATGCCGGGCGCGGGCGGCGCAAAGGAAATCATCAACGTCGACCCGAACGACCTGAAAGGGAACGTGCGGTGCTATCCCGACACGGATGAAAACTTTCCCGAGTCATGGGTTGCGCAGCGCGGAATTTGGCAGGGCCTCATGGCCGCAGCGGCGGCGAATCCGATTCTCGCGCAGGTGCTGCAGGTTCCGCGCAACCTCGCGATCGCAAAGGATAAAGTCGGCCTGCCCGAGCTCGTCATTCCGGCGGCAGCAGCCGCAGCAAAGCAGCAGGCCGAAATCATGGTGCTGCTCGAGGGCGCGCCCGTGCCGAACCCGGCGCTCGAGCAGGCAAAGCAGGCTGTGCAGTCATTGAACCCGCCGCCTGGAACGCCGCCCGAGCAGATCCTCATGGCGCAGCAGAAAATGGCGCAGGCGATCACGCAGATTCCGCCGCTTGTGAGTTCCGTGCCGATCGACGAGGAACTCGACGACCATCAGAACGAAATGGGCGAGATCCTGACGTTCGCGAATTCGCCGAAGGGGATCAAGGCGCGTGTCGAGAAGAAGGACGGATTTTTGAACTTGCGGCTGCATTATGACGAGCACAAACGTGCGCTGGCCGCCAAGATCGCGCAGCAGCAGGGGCAGGGCAGTCAGTTCAAACCCGTTTCGGATTCGGTCAGCGTGAGTTTCAAGGATCTGCCGCCCGAAGGGCAGGCACAGGTCGCGGCAAAGATGGGGATCCAATTGAACCCGCAGAATCTCATGGCCGAGGATCAACTCGAAAAGGCGCACGACATCAAGGCGCTCGCGACGACTCCGAAAATTCCGCCCGGCGGTGATCAGGCACCCGGGCAGAAACCGCCCGTGATGTAAAAATCAGGAGGAAAAAAATGGAAGGCGAGGATCTCGGCTTAATCGAGGATTCAGGCGTAGCCGACTTAGGAGGAGAAGAATCAGGTGGCGAAGAAACCCCAATCGAAGGAGAAACGGAAACCGAAACGCCCGAAGACGGCAGTACCCCTTCGGGAACCGAGATTACCGGGGAGTCCGAAGAAGGCGAAGGCGAACGATCAGGGCGAGCTTTACCCCAGCAAGTAAGGCTCGCGCTTCGGGAATTCGCGCAGAACAATCCAGAGTTCGCGAAGAAGTTTCCGCGACTCGAACGGCAACTGACCGATGCGATGTTTAAGACGGCGCAGTTGTCGAAACTTGGCGGCCTCGCGGCGCTCAGGGAAGCACACGAAGCGATCGAGGCGCACGGCGGTGCCGAGGGCCTGCGCGAGCTCGCCGAAACCGCGCAGGCGTCCCGTGTGCTCGAGGAAGGTATGAACACGGGCGATCCCGTGCTCGCGAACACGTGGGCCGAAACCGCGCCCGAGGGGTTCAAATCCTTCGGGCGTCCGTATCTCGAGAAACTCGAGCAGCTGGATCTCGCGGCGCACGACTGGAACGTCGCGCCCGATATGGTGAAGACGCTCACACGCACGGGCGTTTACGACAGCATGGCGGAACTTGAAACCGCGATCGCCGGCGAACGCTTAGCCGATGTACAGTCCACGTTCCAGAAACTCAAAAAATATTTTCTCGACTTGCGTCATTTCGGCAACGCCACGAAAGGCCCGGACCCGCTCAAGGCCGAGCGCGAAAGGTTCGACGCCGAACGGCAGGAATTCGCGACCGAGCAGCGGAAAACTTTTTATGGCGGCGTGCGCAGTGAAGTGAACACGCAGGTGATGGGATTCACGAACCGCCTGCTGCGTCAGGAACTGCACGGACGGACGATCCGCCTAGAAACCGCGAACCGCCTGCGGAAACAGATTAACGAGGATCTCGCCGCTGCGGTGAATAACGCCGACGGCTACGCCGACCGTTACAAAGCGGTGATGGGGCAGAACGACCACGCCAAGTCGGTGCAGTTCATCGTCGCCGCAGCAAAAGCGAAATTGCCGATGGTCGTGAAACGCGTGCTGCGGGATTTCAATCTTGCCGGAACGGCCCCCGCTGGTGTCCGGCGAGCGGCACCCGGCGCTGGCAGACAGGGGACGTCTGTCAGCGTCGGACGTCCAAAAACGGAAGACGTCGACTTCACTCGCACGGAAAAATCCAATTGGCTGACGATGCGGAACCACGGAGAGGCATGGTTGAAAAATGGAAAAAAAGCCAAGTGGTAGATTCATGCGAAAGCATGTCGAGCATCACGAGCCGCCGACGCTCATGCCCGCACCGCCGCCCGAGCCTGCGCCTGAAACGCTCGAACCCGAACCCGTGGCCGCTCCGCAGTCAGGAATGATGAAAGCGCCCGCAGGCTACAAGATTTACTCACTGCCCATCGCCGTGGCCGTCGCGCCGAACGGTCATAAACTCTACACTTCGAACGGTCAAGATTGGTTCGACGAATCTGCTTATTACGCGAGGTGACTATGATTCCTGATCATTTCATGCCGCTGCAATGTGTCATTCTTCTTCTGTACGCATTCTTAGCCGGAGTCGGCTGGAACTTTGGAAACTGGGTTGCGACGAAAATCCACAAGTAAGCCGGAAGGGAAAAAGAAAATGACCATACCCGTGCTAACTGACAGCGTTGCTTCCCTGCTCGAGCAGATTCTGGC